TCAACGGCATTTGAGCGTTCTTGCTCGCTTCTAGATTTTCTTTAACTACTGAATACATTGCTTCACGATCTTCGTTAGAATAGATGTGTAGTAATTCTTGCAGTGTAACACCCCCACGCATAAACCAACTAAGTCTACTGAGTTCTTCTTTGAATAACTTAATATCTTTTTCTAGCCTAACCAAGTATTCTTCAATTTCTTGGTTTGATAACCTAGTTAGGCGCGACCGAAAAAATTTGACTGGTCTAAGAATACTGTAACAGTGTCTTCGTGTGAACAATCTTTACAGATAACTTTATAGGCTGGAGTTTCCCAAGCATTTTGATTTTTAATAATATGATCACGGATTCTTATAAACACATCTTTTTCAGAATTTTCAAGCCATTCTTTAATCCAAGATCTTTCAGTTACTATTGACCCACCGGCATGCACAGATTCAATTCCGGCACAGTAGATTTCTGTTTGCAGTGTAGCCATTTTGTCAAACAACTCATTAGTTTTTTGTTTACGCTCTTCTTGATCTGTCATGGCATCTACTTGTCCTAGTTGCCTTTGCAGATTAAAGTTTTGCTGTGCAAAGTCCGATGACACGCGATAGGTCAGTGGGCGGATGTATACTTTAAAATCGTCAAATACAATTTCGTTATCGTAACTACAAGTAGCATAGTGATCGATTACTGTGCTAAGATCTAAATCGTAATCGTTTTCAGCGCCACAGTTAGAGCATGCTCTTGTCATACTGAGAATATTACCATAAGTTGCAATACGAATTGCAGCTAATAAAATTTCTAAATCGAGATTATTAGTTTCCCATCCGTCGGTAATTGCAGGGCAACAACTTTCAATTACTTTAACTGTGCTTTCACCTGTTAGTAGAGCATCGGGAGTTTTTAACAGGATTTCATCCATGCCAGTCATGCCAAAAATAGGTATGCGACTAGCATCTCCTTGTATAGATCCTGGTACATTATAGATACCCTTGCTAGGTAGGTTAATGTAGATTTTAGGTTGTCTAAAATACTTTTGTAACGGATTTGTGGCCATAATGGGCTCCTGATAAATATAACTATGCTCGTGTATTTATATACGCACTTTTTAAGGAAAAAATAATGGCAGGTACTGGAGGTTGGCAACCGCAGAGTCGTGAAGAATATATTGCGGTACTTCAAGAGGCAAATTCAGGGCTCCTTGGTCGGCAAAATGACGGCGGCGGTAATGGAGCTTCAAAATCTACTGGCGTTTTTAGTGATGCTGTTAGCGGGCTAACAAATGCAGCTACTAAATTTGGACAAGGTACCTATGCAGCGCAAGATGCAGTAGCACAAGCAACTACGGCTCTTAGCCATGTGCCGGGTATTATTCCTGCTGTTGCCGGATCTTTTAAACAAGTTGCTGATGCAGGACTAACTGTTAATAAACAGCTCAACGATGCAGGATCAGTTGGCGCTGGGTTTGGTAATCGTCTAGGCGAAGCAGCAGAGTCAGTTCTTGGTGCTCGTATGACATTCCAAGATTATGCCGATACCATGAAACGCGGCACACCAATGATTACAGGATTTGGTGGTAACGTTAATCAAAGTGCTAAAACATTACTGGCATTAGATCAGCAATTACAAGAAACACAAATAGCTAGAACACTAGTTGAATCCGGAGTTAGTCAAAAAGAGATTAATGAATCTAATCTAGTATTCCTTAACAGGACTAGAAATCTTAATTTATTGAATACCGAGCAGAATCAACGACTTATTGAATCAAGTTCAAAGTTTGCCGAACAATTAGATATTAGTGCAAGACTATACGGTAAGAGCCGTGAAGAACAACTAAAAGACGTTAAGGCACAGCAAGATAAAGCCGAAGTACAAGCCGCTTTATCGAGAAAAAGTATTGATGAACAACTAGCATTTGCCGTTACACAACAAAAAATTGGTACTATGGGTAAAGCCTATATGGATATGGCTAGTGAAATTACAGCCTATGGTACTGTGATGAGTGAAGAGGGCAACGCACTAAAATCTGCATTAGGTGATTCTGGACAAGAGCTTGAAGATGCTATTCTACAACGCAATGCAGCAACTAATGAAAAAGATATACAAGCTGCCGACGCAAGATTAGAAGCAGCTAAACGTGCTGTTGCAATCAGACAGACAGAAGGCTCCTTCCTAGATATTGTTCAATTCAACAGAGACAAATACGGACAAACAATTAAGGCTGCGTACACTGGAGATCTAGAACGTCAAGCAGGTCAAGCTGCTTTAAGTCAAGCTGCCGAAGAAGGTGCAAAAAAGAATTGGAATCAAGAACAGATCAAAGCAAGATACAATGAGATTCTAAATGAAAATTTAAAGAAAGCTACCCAGGAACAAAAAGGTCAAACACCGGACGGTAAAACAGATCCTAAATCAGCTATGGGTAGGATAATGAATGATGTCGAAGGTACTTTAAAAGACTTTAGTGCCGGGTTTGGTAAAACATTAAACTCTTCTGCTACTAAAGCCGGCAACGCTATTACTGAGTCAGGTAGCATACTTGGTAAAGCTATAACCAATGCACTAGCACCTAGAACAGCAACAGAAGCAAATAGAATATTCACACCTAGTAATCTAGTTTCTGGAGCAGCACCTCCGGAAGCTCGGGGTCCTTATAATCCAGCTCCAGGGCCAAAAGCTGTACCCCATGCTACTGGAACATTTGGTAACTTTGGAGAGTTCTTCCATAACTACGGTAAAGAAGGATTCCCTGCTACACTACACGGCGAAGAAATGGTATTACCAAAAGCACAACTACCACAGTTTATGCAACAGTTCACCAGCCAAATGAAAGATAAGATACCAAATCCGCAAGATTTAATACAACAACTATCTGGACAAATGCCAACTGAGCTGAGCGACCAATTAATGTATGGTGGTGCGAGAAGCCAAGACGCAATGACCCAAATGGCAGCATCTGGTGGTAATAATGCTACTCTAAATGACATGGTAGATCTGCTAAGTCAATTAAATAAACACATGGGTCAAATGGTCTCACACACTGAAACATTAACAGATAATTCAAGTAGACAAATTAGAGCTACTACTGCCCTATCAGGCAATATGTTAGCTTAAAGGATAATAAATGAGTTGGAAAAAATATTTCTCACCAGCACCAATCAGTAACGGTGCGTTGAGCCCAGTTAATGGAATGAATTCAAGTGGAAGCCGTCCAGGGCCAGCTCGTTCAAACTATTCAAGCTACTTACCGGATGTATATGCAGGTGCACCAAATCGTTCAGAGCGTTATGCACAGTACGAAACAATGGACTCAGATCCAGAAGTTAACGCAGCCTTAGATATTCTAGCAGAGTTCTGCACACAAAAAAACAAAGACGGCAAAACTCCCTTTACTCTGTTCTATCGCCACAAGGCAACTAATTCAGAAATAAGAATCCTAGGCGAGTATCTACAGCAGTGGGCCAAGCTACAAGCATTTGATACCCGTATTTTCCGCATAGTACGCAACACATTCAAGTATGGCGATGCATTCTTTATTCGTGATCCTGAAACACAAAAGTGGACTTACGTAGACCCAACCAAGGTTACAAAAGTAATCGTAAACGAGTCAGAAGGTAAGAAACCAGAGCAGTATGTAATTAAAGATCTAGCACCAAATTTTCAAGATTTGATCGCTACAATGATCACTCCTAACGTAAATCCACGTATACCTAATGGTGGACTAGCTACCGGTGGGTCCTACATGGGCCAAGGTGGCGGCAGTGGTGGAGCAACTGGTAGTGCATACCCGCAAAGCAGTAGTGGTAGTCGCTTTACTATTGGTCAAACAGAACACGCAGTTGACGCAAGACACGTAGTTCACCTAAGTTTATCAGAAGGTCTAGACAATATGTTTCCATTTGGAAACTCATTGTTAGAAAACGTTTTCAAAGTTTACAAACAAAAAGAACTGCTTGAAGATGCAATTCTTATCTATCGTATACAACGTGCTCCAGAGCGCAGAGTATTCCACATTGACGTAGGTAATATGCCAGCACACATGGCTATGGCCTTCGTAGAACGTGTTAAAAACGAAATACATCAAAGACGCATTCCATCGCAAACTGGCGGCGGACAAAATGTCATAGACTCTGCATACACCCCTTTGAGTATCAATGAAGACTACTTCTTTCCAACAACCGCCGAAGGTCGTGGTAGTAAAGTAGAAACACTACCAGGTGGTACAAACCTTGGTGAAATTGACGATTTAAAATATTTTACTAACAAATTATTCCGTGGCTTGCGTATTCCAAGTAGCTATTTGCCA